TCAGAGAAGGTCGTGGCTGGAAAAACGCTGACGGCATCCAGCATCCGACAAGTTGGGGCAGATGGTCTGACGATGAGAAGGTTGCGGCTGGCCTAGTCTGGGTTGACCCACCAGCGTCATTCGACAACAGGTTTTATTGGGATGCCAACACGCCTAAAGCATTGGATGATGTCAATGCGGTTGATGAAGATGGCAATGCCATTATGGAAGACGGTGAGCAGATGGTCATCCTTGGCCTCAAGTCGGTGTGGAAAGCCACAATCAAAACACAAGCTGGTGGGCTGTTAGAGCCTACTGACTGGATGGTAATCAAGGCCAGTGAGGTTGCTGACTATTCTGTTGACCAAGCGACACTTGATTATAGAGCAAGCGTGAGGACGGCCTCAAACATAATCGAAGCGGCGATTGATGCGGCGGCTGACCATACAGCGTTTATGGCATTGTTCGATGCGCCTGAAGATGGGGTTGCACCAATAGCTGATTGGCCGGATGCTGACTGATGGACGAAACCAAAGCCCACCTAGAGCGTCACGAAGCAGAATGTGCTGTAAGATACGAGCAGTTACAAGGCTGGATTAAAGCTCTCGACAAGCGTATGTGGCGGCTTGAGGCTTTGATTATGGGGTCTACTTTAGCAATGGTTGTGATGGCGACTGCTGTCGTGGCTAGGCTAGTCTGATGATTTACCACGCCCTTTGTTACGACATTGGGCAATGAAACATGTCTTCCTATTGCTGGTCTATATTGGTGCAGGTGATGACCGCTACCTAGCATCAGGCGACATGTTCTTTGCGAGCATCGAGCGTTGCAACTGGTACGCCAGCCAAGTTTCTCGGAGGTTTGGAACTCCCAACGATTTACAGTATAATAGCTCAAAGGATGCAGTAATTGCTTACTGCGTTCCTAAATATGTTAATGCTGACTTGTTGTTGGAGATTTATTAGTGATTGCGGAGCTTATGGTAGCCAATCAATGCTTTGACGTGTTGAAAAAAACCGTCATGAACGGCCGTGATATTATGACGGCTGGGAAGGCTATCAGCAAGTTTGTACAGGCAGAAGAAGAACTGCAAGCTCGTGGCAATGCTAAGAAGAACAGCATATGGCGCAGAATAGGTGGGAGTGACGGCTCTGACCTAGAAGAATTTATGGCCTTAGAGCAGATTGCCGCGAAGAAGGCAGAACTCCGGTCTATGATGCAGTTATATGGTCGTGGCGGTATGTACAACGATTTTGTGCGATTCCAAGCCGAACAGCGCAAGAAAAGACAGGAAGCCATAGAAGACCAGCGCAAACGCCGTCAGAGGCTCGTACACGGCGTTTTAGCCACAATAGCCATAATTGTGACCGGAAGCATCATGCTGGCTGTCCTGATCGCTCTGAGAGGCACGATGCGATGAAAGTCATAGTATTCATTATGGTGTTTGTATTCCAAGACCGCCCATTAGATATGGAATATGCGTTTGTTGAGGAATGTCCCAGTATGGCGAAAGTGCAGGAATACCTGTCACGACATCCATATCGTGATGAGATTATTGCCTTCCAGCCAGCCTGCAAAACAATTGATCTAGGCAACTCCCTGTAAAAAACTTAAAATTAATTTACTTTTGTGCTTGACGTGTGTGTGTAGTTAAACTAGGTTTAACTTATCAGAGAGAAAACAAAGGGAGATTATCTGATGAGAATATTAACTGCAAAAATCATCGCACCGATTATGGCTTTGACCGGATTTCGGTTTTCTAGAAGCTATCGCTATGAGGAAACGCGGTATCACGCATTTGTTTATGCTGTCGTTTCAACACCAATCGCTAATACGCACGCTGATAAATGGGTGGCCTAGTGCCACCCTGCAAGGGAGATTATCATGATTACAAAAGACAAGATCAAATCTAAGTATCGCTGGCTCGACATTGACGATCTCGACTATAAGTTCATCCAGTGGAACACACACTATGTGCGTGGCACGATATCCGCTGGTGATTTTAGTCAGTTCAAAGAGGCGTGGGTTGAGCTAATGAATGAAAACATGGCCGCGATTGATAGCGGTGCAGAACCAATAACAGGAGCAAATTATGAGTAAGCAAATTATTACTATCAGCAAGGATTACCAGATCGAGGCTGACCATCCAAATTACACCCTGCAAACATTTATCGGCGGCAAGACCGGATGGAAAAACGTAGGTTTTTATTCATCAGTAAAAAACGCGCTCAAGAAGTTTATTGAGATCAGCCCATTGGCTGAGAAGGATATGGCACTTATTCACTATGCTGAGAGCATGATGGACTTGGCGCAAAACACAATTGATAAGGGGATAAAGTAATGGCTCAGTGGATTATGAACATCATTTTAGGTGGCTTTGCAGTATTGTACTGCCTGTCGTGGACAAATATTCTTCATCCGCAGTATAACTTTTGGGGTGCAATTGCATACTTTGGCGGTGTATAGTAATATCATCTTATTCGTTATGGTTTCTCCCCAGCCTCTTTAGAGGGGCTACTAAGCCCAGTGACTTACCTTTCGGTCACTGGGTTCTTTTTTGCCTACTTTGTTAAGCCCTTAACCTTTTCAAAGGTTCTAAGGCCGCCCAACCCTAACATGCCTAACAACACAGTCATCAGGCTTTCCATGTCGAACTGCGGCAACTCAGGTATATCTATGCCAAACCATCCGGTAAAGAACAGCGTGACAGGAACGCCAACAAAATGCCATGCCATAGCTATGCCGCATGTCCAGCCGATAAAAGGCCGCCACCCAGCTATAAACAGATTGCGTGACTGGGCTTCTGCCTTATTAATGTCTAGCTGACCCATAACCTGATCTTGAATATGTTTTTGCGACATCGTGGCAAGCTCATGTGCCAGCCTAGCTTTTTGGTCTTTGTCCTCAATAAACTTGTCTAGTAGCCCTGTAATCGGTGCTATAAGCGATTCAATCATTTCTTCACCTCATTGCCCATCCATATCCCAAACGCACCTGTCATAGCACCCATCACAACGCTTACAAAGGCTGACTGTGCGGCTGTCGGGTCTTCCAGTTTCATAAACCACTCTGCACAACGCCAACTCATCAGCGTCATTATCACCATCATCAGTCGTGGGAGTATTTTCCATTCTGTAATATCTTTAGCTGACATCGTTCCATTCCCCTGTACGCATCATTTCCGCTAAGTGTACAGCCCTGTGGCCTACCTGCTTTCGCCACATACTGTCCAGCATCTCAGATGCCGCAGTGTCGTAGTCTTCTGCGTGGATAGCGTCCTTGGTTTTACGGAACTTGTCGAAGCGTGGCTGACCCAAGTTGAACAGCATACTGACAATCACAGCCTTGCGTGGCTCATTTAGATTCGGCCAGAACGTGTATTTCTTAGCAGTTTCGATCACTTGATCAAGGTCATTCATCAGCAGAAATTCGGCTTCCTGTGCAGATATACCGCCGCCTAGTCGTTCGTCTATCAGTCTGCCATAGCCAATGGTTAGATAGCCTTCACTGTCCTTATAGGCGTGTTCTACAAAGCCTTCATGCTGTTTGATCAAGTTTATCAGTTGTTGTGCTGAATCCATTTTCCATGCCTCCTTGTATCATCTTACTGACAGTGACACCCATCTCATACAGGATGTTCTGCATATCATTGTCACTGGCCTTGCCACGGCCGGACATAAACATTTCAACAGCCTCACCTGTTTCTGGGTGAAAGCTAACGGTCACGGCTAGACCCATGCCTAGTTCGGTTGTTACGCAGGGGCGTCTGTTTGGTACATTCATCTCGCAAAATCCTTATTGTTTGATCCCAGCTATCGATCTCGCGCTCTGGCGTGAACAGGCTGGTTGGTTTCGTAAATTTTATCCGGTCAATAGCAGAGATAGGCATAAAAAAACACCCTCGCTGTTCAGAACTGACGAGGGCTAGGATATCATAATCATCTACACTGGGAAACCGCTTATCCTTTCCCTTACCGACAGGGAACTGCATTGTGCGCTTGCTATATTTTATGCGCTTGCTTAACTGGCATGATCTGACTTGAA